GTGCCTGCCAGTGAATATTCCCCGCCGCCCAAGCCGCCCGCCCCCCTGCTTTCGCGTGGTTTCGTGGCAGAGGTTTTCCCGCACGCCGATGCCGCCGCCTATGCCGCCGCGCTTTCTGGTGCCATGTTGGCCTATCACATCACCAGCCGCTTCCGCATCGCGCATTTCCTTTCGCAGGTGGGGCATGAAAGCGCCGGGCTGACGCGCCTGGTGGAAGACCTGACTTATTCCACCCCAGGGCGCATTTGCGCCACCTGGCCGAAGCGCTTTCCATTAGAAGCTGATGCGCTGCCCTTCGTGCGCCAGCCCCAGGCGCTGGCAAACCGGGTTTATGGCGGGCGGTTGGGGAATGTGTTCCCAAATGATGGGTGGCGCTTCCGTGCCCATGGGTTGATCCAGATCACCGGCCGCACAAACCACGAACGGGTGGCGCATGCCCTTGGGTGGGGCGAAGCGGAAGACGCGCCGGCGCGCCTGACCACGCCCGCCGGCGCCGCGCTGGGCAGCGCCTGGTGGTGGGCTGATGCTGGGCTGAATGAAATGGCCGATCAGGGCGGCGGGGTGATGGTGGAACCCATCACGCGCCGGGTGAATGGCGGCACGCATGGCTTGGTGGAACGCCGCGCACTGTTTGCGCGGGTGCTGAATGTGATGGATGTGTGGAAGGTCGGGTGAACCATTTTCCTGATGTCGGGGAAATGGTTCATTGGCAGGAAATTGGCACAAGCCGTGCTAGGTGAGGCGTTAGCGAATTGAAAAGGCAGCGTTATTTGGCGCGGCCCGCGCCCTTGGTAAGGGAGAGGTCGAGAGTTCAATCCTCTCCAACAGCACCACCTTTTCAAGCACTTAGCGCGCTACCACTCCCCCGCACCATGAACATAAAAGCACCAAAACGCGCGAACAGGTGTGGAACAGTGGCACATCCCTGACACACCAGGCGCAGGTGCGAATCACGCCGCGGCGCGCTTGCTGGGCTTGGTGAGCCCCAAGAATTTCCGAATTTCCGCAACCATCGTGCCCGGCACCAGCTTTGTATAGCGTTCGGTCTGGGTGATGGTGGACCAATCCCCATCCGCTTTCAGGCGCATCAAATCCCGGTGCATCGCGTAATGCCAGCTTGCCCATGTGTGCCTTAGCGTGTGGGGCGTGGCATCGGTGATCTTGGCGCGGCGGCAGGCGCCGGCCCAGGCGGTGGCGATCTGCCCGCCGTACAGTCCCCCGGTTTCCGCGTAGCTTGTGGCCTGCTTCCCGCGCCTGGTGGGCGGGCGGAAGACATGCCCGGCCCGGTGCAGCAGATTGGCCAGGGCTGCCACGCTGCGCGGTGGCAGTTCCGCCACGCGGTCCCGGCCCTGTTTGGTGTCGCGTAGCAGCACGCGGCCATGCTTCAGATCCACATCGGCCCATTCCAGGGCCAGGGCTTCGCTCAGGCGGGCACCGGTGCCGGCCAGGAACAGGATCAGCGGCGCCAGGTGCGGCGCGGCATTGGCGGCCAGGCGTTCTACCTCAGCCGGGGTGAGCCACCTGGTGCGCTTCACGCCGCTGGCGCCCTTCGGCGCTTCCAGCGCAGGCATATCGCACCATTGGCGGCGCGCGGCATGGGCCAGCACGGCCCTGATGGGCGTGATCACTTCCCTAAGTTTTGTCGCAGGCTGCGCATTTGGCCGGCAGCGGCTTTGAATGATCCGATCAACCAGCGCCTGGTTGATGTCTGACAGGCGCTTGCCCGTCAGGTGATCATGCAGGCGTAGCAACCGCGCGTTTTCGGATGCGCTGCGCGGCGCGGCATCCAGGTAGGAATTGACCGCCTGCGCCCAGGTGACTACCGCGCGTGCGCCGAAAACGGCACCACGATAGAGGCTGGCTTCAAGTTCCGCGCGGGCTTCTTCTGCGAGCCTTTTATCAGCCGTCCGCGCAGATTGTCTGATGCGCTGGCCGGCAACGGTGCCGACAATCTGCCAAGTGCCGGAGCCGCCCCGGCGCGTGATGGTGAGGGGCATCTGATTGCATCTTCAAGTTGCAGGATGGCCGCCATGTCATACCGCACGGCCCGGCCAGCCCGGAGGATGGGGATTGAGTGCTCTTTTTCTAAATCCTGCAAGTGGCGGGTGCTGATTTGGAACCGATCGGCCACTTGCTGGCGGGTGAGAAGGCGGTCAGTCATAACGGCATAACCTCCTGGCGCGCGTCATGGACCGTGCCGCCAGTCTCGATCGGCTCAAACGCTGTGCAGCGCGGTCCGAGTGTCGCGTCTGTCACCCATTCTTTCGGATACTCAGGATCATCCACATCGAACGCCATTGTGTTTGCTGCAATCTCGCAGCTATCGCCTTCTCCAGCCTGAAATGCGGCATCGCGCCAGCAGCGCCCGCACCAGCGATCCATGAAGTCCATGCCTTCGCAGCCGCTTGACGGGCGGTAGGAGCGCTCAGTCATTGGTTTGATCCTTAGCGGCGGCAAGCACGGCATCGGCAAGCCATAGTCGCGTCTCATCGTGCGTTGGTATTGCATCCCAAAACGCGGCACCGCCTTGAGTGTATTGGTCCGGCAGCGCGCGAAGGAACGCGGCGATGGCTTCCGCTGTTTTTGCTTTTGGTATTGCACTATTAAAGCATCGCTCAGGCCCTTTGCATGTGCATTTTACCTCAAGGTGACAATACGTTTTTGCTGCCGCTTCCAGCGCGGTGCGGATGGGGTCACTCATCGCCTTCACCTTTCTTTGCACCCACAAGGCGCCGAAAACCCTCCGTCACGCGCTTAACCCATTCAGGGTCGCGTTTGCGCCAGTAGCGTGGGTCGCGCATCATTTCGCGCAACGCGGCCTCATTAGGGGCGTCACCATCCTTCTCCCCTTCTGCCATCGCAATTATGGATGCGGTGATTTCCCACGCCACCTGCTTTGCGCATTGGTGTGGATCAACCGGAAGGCTGCCATGCTGATGAGCGTTTACAGCGTAATTGCTGGCTCGCGTCGCACTCTCCACCAGCGCATCGCGCCGGGCCTGCTGAACGCGAGCATCTACTTCGGCGGGCGTGAAGCATGGGCCGAGGTAGCGAAAATCACGGCCTAATTTTCGCTCGTCTGCTTCGTATCCGATGGCGTCCCAAGAAAACTGACCGCTGGCCCAATCGTCGGTCCATAAAACAATCCGAGGGCTTGGCACAAAACCCTTGTCCACACGTTGGACCCAATGCCACCCATCCCGCTCAGGGTTCAGCGGCACCCCAGGGCGCGCGGGGTCGGGCCATGTGTTGTCGCTCATCCCTTTTCTCCCAGCAATTCACGCCCAATCTTCACCGCGCGCCATTGGAGCCATTGCTGATAATGAAACTCGCTCCCTCCATAATGCGCCCACGCTTCTTCTTCACTGGTTGTAGGGGGTGGTGGGTTTTGCCCGATACGAAAGCCCACCTCGACATTTCCTGTGTAGATGAACGGGCGCAGCGCCGCCCGCAGATTTTCGTTCTCGGCCTGTAACTGCTCGCGCTTGGCCTGTTCCGCCGCGTATTGCGCCGCGTTTCTATCCGCCCTGCCGTGTTGGTGATTTCGCTCGCGCTCGGCGTCCTTGAGGCGCTTGGCTAGGTCATCACGCTCGGCTGCAAGGGATCGGAGGGCAGTGGCGGTATGGCCGCGAAACACACCGTTAATAAAAACACCACCAGAAGGCTCGGGGTAGATATCATTGTTGTTGTCATGCCGCCAACTTCTAGTCTCAAGCCGTTCCGCCAGCCGTTCCGCTTCTTCCGTGGTGATGGTCATCACGCTGCCCCCTGCTTGGCTTTGGGGTTGATCCGTTTGTAGCGCGTGACACGCACCAGGCCGAGCGCATCCAGTAGCGCATCGCCTGCTTCGCGTTCGCCTTTCAGCACGTCATTCACGTAGCTGGTCAGCAGGCCATGCGCGTGGCCGAAGGCTTTCGTGCCGCCGGCGCGTTTGCAGGCGGCGGCAAGGGCGCGGCGGACTTCTTCGGATTCAAGGTAAATGTCAGCCATCACGCGGCCTCCCTGCGTTCGATGTCGGCGAAATGCGCGCGCAGAACGGCGCCCAAATGCGCCCTGGCGGCGGTGCGGATCGCATCAAATTCCTTGCCTGCGCCGCAGTTGCTTTCGGGTAGGCGGGTGATGATGGCGTTCAGCGCATCAATAAGCGCGCGGTGCTTGTTTCGGCCCGCGTAATCCTTTGGGCCTCCGCCGCCGATGGTGCCGGTGTAGCTGTCCGGGATGGTGTGGATGGACCAATGCCATGCCGCCCACCAGCCGCCATTCGCATCCTGCGCTAGATCAATATGCGCGAAGTGGCGGCTTTTCTTGCCTTGGAAGCTCCATGCGCGATGGCTGCGCTTCAAGTTTTCACGGATTTCTTCGATGTAGCGCTGGCCAAATAGCGGCGCTTGTTGCAGGGCCTGATGCATCATCACGCGGCCTTCCTTTGCGCTGCCTGGTTGCGATATTCGCCCAGCAGGCGGCAGGCTTCGCGCAGCGGCACTTTGATGTTGATGGATACTGCTTCGGCGGATTTGCCCTGGCCGAACAATTCCATCGCGCGGGCGTGTTTGCGCGCCCAGGCTGATGCCACGGCGGCTTCCTGTTCTTCAGGTGTCAGGGGTTGCGGTTCTGGTTCTGGTTCCGGCGCTGGTGTGGCCGTAATTGCTGCGCGGCGTGGTGGGGGTGTTTCCCTCACCAGCCCTGCGCTTTTAATGCCAAGCCGCACCGCCGCGCTGCGCACGGTTTTAATGCTGGCGATTGCCGGGCCAGGCATGGCTTGCAGCGCAGCGAGTAGCTCCGCCGGCCTGATGCGGCCGTAGTTTTCGCGCAGAAATGCTTCCCGCGCATCTGTCCAGGTTCCTTGATATGGGCCGGATTTGCGGGGGCGTTCTGCCAAATAGCCAAAAATCTGCGCGCGGTCCCGCATGGCGTGAATGCCGCGCACTGCCGGGCCGGGCAGGGCGTTGAGCTTTTCCAGCAGGGCAGCATCCGGCATCAGGTTGATCTGGTTGCGCAGCAATTCGCGGCGTTCATTCGTCCAGGTCCGTGGTGCGGCGGTTTTTTTGTGTGCCAGTGCCCAGCCTTCGGGCCGTTTCAAGCCCAACACACGGGCTTTGTCCTGAACCGCCTGCGGGCTGGCAACAGGGTAGTCGCACGGCATTGTGTTGAGCCGTTCCATGATGGCGGCGGCGGAAACGCCGGCCTGCCAATCTTGCTTCAGTGCCGCGCATCGTTCAGGCGTGAAGACGGTGCGGCCATTGCCGGGGTGTGTCATGCCGCGCCCCCGTGCAGGCGTTGCGCCTGCGGCTTGCGGAGCGGCACCACGTTGGGCGGCAGATCCGCGTAATCCAGCCATTGCGGGCGCCAGTGCGCGGGCACGGGTTTGGCTTCAAGCGTTCGCACCCGGTCTTTGGTGTCTTCCATCGCGTCCAGCGCATGGCCGATGCGTGAAAGATGGTGCACCAATGTTGTGCGGTCAGGTGCGCGCAGGGCTGAAAGCAGGGCGTCTTGCGCCACGCTGATGGCGCTGTGCATGTCGGTTTCGATCATGCCAGCCACCATGTGGCGAAGAACAAACCCATGCTGATGGTGGCGCTGGCGGCCATGGCGGCCAGGCCCCAAGCGGGGATGGGGTCACGCGCGGGCAGATCGCCCGGGTAAAAGCCGCCGGTGATCATGCCAGCGCCCCCTGATCATTGCCGGGGAATTCCCAGGGGATGGCGATGGTGATGGCGCCTGGTTCGGCGGTGGCTTCAACAATGGTGCTTTCGCAGCTGTAGCCGCGCCAGGTGGCGGGCGGGACGAAAAGCACGGTCATGAAAACTTTGGCGCGGCCAAGCTTTTTCAGCATTCGCCCGCCTGGCGATTTGGTAAGGCGGAGCGCGCCCGTATCGCGGCCAGTGCCGATCGCCAGTGCCAGCATATCGCCTTCCTGGAAGCCGGCGGTGGTCAGATGGTCCTGCGGTAGCGTGACATAAAGCACATCGCCGCCCCGGCCATTGCCCAGCCGCATGCGGGCTTCATGGCGCAGGCGGTGGTGGGAAATGGATTGTTCGATGTTTTCCCAGGTCATGCCGCGGCCCTCCGTTCAAACAGCGGGGCGGCTTCGCGGGCCAGGTTGGCCAGGGCGCGCCAGTCATTGGTGCTGGCGTGGCTGATCGCATCCATTTCGCGCGCCGCTTCATCGGCGGCATCGGCCATAATCAGCACGGCATCCGGCATGGGTTGCGCGGTGGCCAGGAATTTCAGCGCAAAAGCCGCGATGGGCGGCGGCAAGTCTTCAATCTTGGCTTGGATTTCCGCCCAGGTGGGCGGGGGTAGCAATGTGAGCATTTTCGGCCCCTTCCGATATTGGTCGGGGAAATATGCAGAAATTCTGCATTGTCTGCAAGCCAAAAATGCAGAAATTCTGCAATTGACAGATTTTCGCGCTTTGTTCTAGTTTTGGAATATGTTTCCTAAATTATCACATTCTCCGTTTAGGCAACCAGGAAGTCCCGCGCCTTCCAAGCCGCCGGTCATGCCGGCGCCGCCGCCCGCAAATTCTCCGCCACGCCGGCGGCCACGCCCGCGCGAACGCCCCGATAAAACCAATCCGTCGTAAGGCCGAATTCATCACAGACGCGCGCCAGCCATAACGGATCTGGGTAGTTATCGCCCCGCAGATAGTTGTGCAGTTTGTTCGTGGCGATTTTGGTGCGGCGCGAAAATTCGGCCTGGGATAGCCCCAACGCTTCAATAGCGAGGCGGAGGTTATTCCCAACGAAGACTTTGTGCGGGGTCGGAGGCATGGCAGAAATACTGCCTGCCTGGGTTGGTGAATTCCATTCATAAGTTCGTTGACAAGCCATGCAGAAATCCTGCATAGTCGCGTCATGGCTGATCCTCTGACCCGTGCAATCGCAGCTACCGGTGGGCTTGATGCCTTCATTGGTGGCCTTGGTATTTCCCGCAGAACCCTGGCGGATTGGCGCCGTTTCGGCGTGCCAGATACGCGGTGCATTGCCGTGGAAAGGGTAACCAAGGGGGCGGTCACAGCGCAGGAATTGGCTGTGGACCGGGTGCATCGGCTGCGGGGCGCCGCCTGATGTCATTTAAGCGTGATGCCGGGTTTTGGGGTGTTTGGTTAGCGCGCGGCGGGGCAGATCACGCGCAAAACGGCGTCTTCCCTGTTCCCGGCAAATTTGACGCGGCCTTCTTCAATGATCGGCGCGTCCTTGCATTTATCGCCAAACAGGGCGTTGACCACATTGCGCGGGCCTTCTGGCGTGCCCCTGCCCAGGGGGTCCAGCAAAACCGTGCTGGCAACGGTGGTTACGCGGACGCTATCGGCGTGAACCGGGTGGGGTTCCACGCGCAGCAAGCCTTGGCTCATGGACATGGCGGCATCCATCTTGGCGCATCCCATCAGCGTGAGCCCCAAAGCGGCAGCGGTTATTGGTTTCAACATTTCAATAATCTCCTTTCGTTCAGCAATCTGCCGTTGGGCGGCGGGTTTGTCATGCGGAATGTTTCCGCCATGGGGGTTGCGCCATGCACCTGACCACTGATGCCGAAAGGCGGGGCCTTAAAACCGGGTTTCGCGCGCTGGTGCATGCCTGTGGCGGTTTGGAAGCGGCTTCTGCGGCCACGCGGGTCGCAAAAACCGTGCTGGCGCTTGGGTATGATCAGGCGGCGGCGGATCGGTTCCCGGCCCTTGATGTGGTGGCGGATTTGGAACGTGCGGCGGGCGAGCCGATTTTAACGCAGCTGCTGGCCGCCATGCAGGGGTGCGCTTTGGCGCGGGTGGAGCCTGTGGCCGGCTGTGAAATGCGCGCCATTGCCAGGGTTGGGGAAAGGTCCAGCGAGGTTTTCGCGGCGTTTGGGCGCGCGATGGCGGATGGCGCCATTACGCGGGAAGAACGCGCCGTGCTGCACCGTGAATTGTTGGACCTGGTGGCGGCGGCAACCGAAGCCGCCGCAATGCTTGGGAAGGGGATGCAGGCATGAAGGCGCGGTTTTGGCGGTTGGTTGAGTGGTTCCTGCGCAAGCTGGGCTGTGCGCTGCTGGATGCTTCGGATTTTGCGCGTGGCCAAATGCGGAAGGCGCGGCGCGCATGATTGTTTGGGAATA